TGGCTAGCGCTCCGAAAAGCAAAGCGAGCTCCCCTCAACACCACAACCATCAACACATTCCGAGCCGAAGCTCAAAAGGCTGGCATCTCTTTTGAAGAAGCCGTTTCTTTCTCAGTCGCTAATGGATATCAAGGCTTTAAGGCTGATTGGTACAGAAAAAATGCAAGCACTTTCACAAATGATCGGCCGCATCAAGGCTATGCGGGCTTCGGCGCAAGAAACACAGCAGAAATCGACTACACCGCAGGAATCGACTGACTCGAGATTTCAGAGCGAATGGAGCGAGTGTCCGCGTCATGGTCGATACCGGTCCTACTGGGTCAATGACGCAGGCGTGTTTCACTTCGCCGCATGTCCTGAGTGCACTCGTCAAAAGTTCCTCGCGCAGCACTTTGCACTTGAAATCCCTCCGCGATTCCAAGGCATGACGGTGACTTCCTGGCAGACCTTCAACGCAAAGATGGAAGAGGTCAAGAGCGCAGTTCTAGCTTGGGGTGAAGACATTGAGGCAAGCGTCAAACGTGGGAAGTCGCTAATTTTCGTCGGCAAGACCGGCGCTGGGAAGACGCACCTAGGCATGGCAATTGTTATGGGAGCCCTGCGCAAAGGGTTCGTCGCAAAGATCGTCGATTGCGGATTGCTTCTTTCTGAGATTTATGACACGTACGGGAAGGACGAAGAAGGGCGTTCTAAAGGCGATGCGGCGAATCTCATCCGTGCCTATATCGACCTAGATGTACTCGTGATTGACGAGATTGGTCGAAGTCCCATTTCTGCGCATGGTACAGATCGTCTTTTCGAAATCATCGACGGTCGCTACAAGCGCTGTCGGCCGACCATCGTGATTTCGAACTTGCCTCTCGCAAGCTCCAATGGCGCGTCACTCACAAGTGTTCTCAGTGACGCAGCAGTGAGTCGCCTTCGCGACGGCGGAAAGTGTCTCGCTTTCGACTGGCAGGATTATCGAACACGTGCGAAGGAGGAGAAATGACGTCAGCTCTCCTTCTTTGCCGACTTCAACGCCTCGAGGATGTCCGCCGCCTCTCCCACCGAGCCGATGTGCCTCTCGACCAGAAGGTTGATGAATCGCGAGATCACGGCGGGCACTTCCGCGTGCTCCTCCGAGTTGTACGGGAACAGCCCTTCGTGTGCCGCGTCGTTGCCCAACTTTCGCACCGCGTCCCAGATTGGCATCTCGTCGGTTGGCAGTTTCAAATTTTCAATTCGGTCGTAAAGGTTCTTCCCTTCGCCGCCGAGATGATTGACCAACCGTTCAAGGGCTATACGCAGCAGTGCGCATGCAGCCCACGGCGACGCGCCCGCAATCGACTGCGCCTCCAAGAAGGGCTTCTGCACGTCTTCGGGCATGCGCTCCGCAGGTCTGATCCCCGCACTCACCGGCCAGACCAAATCACCGCCCAGCCAGAGGACAACGCCGTCGCAAGCATCGCACCGCGTGATAGCCAACTCATCAAGGTCGTACCACTCCACGAAGTGCGCAGCACCCACTTCAGCGTCGTAATTCGACGGATTGATAAGACTCTGAATCCGCTTTGGACGATAAATCTTCTTCGCAACTGGAATCGATGTCGTTGTGCTGTAGACCCCGCAGTGCGGGCAGGCGAATGCTTTTCTCAACTCAGGAATTCCCAATGAAAACACCTTTCTCGAAAACCGACTGGGTGAACAACCGCAACAAGGCTCTCCTTCGCGCCGGTGAGGGCATTATCGCCGCCCGCCGAAGTCTTGATCAACTAGACGAGGCTCTACAGAACACCACGATCGGAGTCTTCCCCGAGGTCCCCGTTGTTGTGGATGTCGTGCACCGCCTCCGCGGTGAGATCGATTCCATCCTCATCGGATTCGTCGAGTCTTCAGCTGCCCCGCGTAAGCGCGACGAGGATTTTCATAGAGGAGAAACGAAATGAAACTCAACGACATCGAGATCAGTGGCGAAATCTTTTCGGATGATGAAGCTCCCCGCCTTCGATTCCTTCATCTCTTTGCACGCAATTCTTCTGCGTCCGTCAACGTCGACTTCACCGGCGTTCGTCCACGACTGTCGCTTACGGTCGACCATCTGGCTGATCTCTTCGACCTTATCCGCTGCGCTTACTCCATGGCTCGTTTCCTCAACCAATGGGAAATAGCTGCGGGGAACTCAGTTGTTTGCGAACTCCCCGCAAATCTCGAGCAGACATCTCCGCTCGATGCAGCTGCCCCCTTTGGATGGGAGGGAGATTTCTTCAGTTCAATCGCTCGGTGTGCCCGACACAATCGCTTCCCGAACTTCAGCTGTTATCTCATCGCAGGAGATTTAGAGGCATATACACAATCCCGTGGCTCCCTTCACCCGGCCTCTTCGTCGTGTATAGCAACTCCTCAACCCGGTCTGGTCGGAGCGCATCAGGAGGAACGGCAATGTCCGGACGCGCCGTGAGCGATTCAATCTCCTCGAGTTCCGTGAAGCGCACGATTTGGTCATTTCTGTCCGTCCAGATCGCAATAAGTTCGTTTTTCTGTCCATGGTCGTTGTTCTGTCCTGGACAACGGAAGCAGTGCTTCGACCCATTTTTCAGTGTGGCTTCATAGACCGTTTGGTCGCCGATCGCAACGTCAATTTCAATCATCTGTTTTCCCTCCGTGGGGTGCATTGATGGAAGTGAGATACCTCAATCATCCCACGGAGGTTCCTACAAAAGGAACTTCATGCCCCTTTGTTTCGATTGTCGCAACGTCGCGCCGCTTGGTCCAAAGCCAAAAACCGAGTATCTCCAACTGCAAGTTGGACAGTGGGGAATGCTCGCTCGTGGGCTTGTCGAGTGCGCTCATCGAGAACCAGGACAAACCTACGCGCGCTTTCGATCTGTCGAAGCTGCAGGATCTTGTCCTTTCTTTGAACCCGAGTCTGATGCTGAAAAGCGTGAAGGACGACGCAAGCTCGCTAAGGCTCAACGCACTCGCTTCACTGTCTGGATGAGGTCCATCAAAAGTAAATGACCAAAAGAACACTCACCATTGAATTGCCATGGCCCAACCGAGCACTTTCACCTAATGGTCGCATTGATCGGTTTTCAAAGGCTCGAATTTTTAAATCCACAAAGATGCAGGCATTCATCGTTACTAAGACAGCCTTGAAGGGACAGTCTGTTCGTCTGCTTGCGGGTACGACGATGAACCTTCGTCTCTGTCCCATTCCGCCAATTCTTCGTTATCGGGATGAAGACAACTTGATTGCAAACTGCAAGTCTTACTTCGACGGTATCGCTGAAGCACTCAATGTTAATGATCATCTTTTCCATTTCCGAGAACAGGTTTGGCATCCAGACGAAGCTCCCGGAAAACTGTTGATTGAACTGGATTGGGAGGAGCCAAATGAATGACAAAGAAGAAACAAATGAACGTACTCCTCCGCCCACAGTCCCACTCGGCGTCTCAAAGTTCCTCCCGCCGCTCGCGGTGCAAAAACTCGTCAATGCAGCCTATCGAGCAAAACTGTTCAAGCCAGGATCGTTCGATCGTCGCCGCGAAATTGAGAATGCAATCTTGGTCGTCAAAGCTCAGTGGCCGAAGTTCTTCCGGAAGAACTGAAATGGTGCCTGTAGGCGTTAAAGGGGACAGCATTGGTCAGTATCACCATAGAGCGATCTATACCGATGCTGAAATTGATGAGGTGCTTGCTCTTTGGGATGCCGGCTTTACCGTCGCTTGTATTGCCATAAAGATGGAGATGCCCAAATCGACCGTTTGGGCTGTTTGTCATGGCGTTCTCAGAGGCAAGACTCCGACAAATTGGAAGAGGAAGAAAGTGTGATGGCAAACGAAAGCAATTTGATCCCAAATTCGAAACGAACGCCGAGTGAACGCCGAGAAAATGCGAAAAAGGCAGGTCGTGCATCTGGAGTTTCCCGGCGTCGACGTAAGACCTTCAAAGAGCTTCTGGAAATTGCGCTCATGAAGCAGTGTGAGGGCGAAGGCACTTACGGTGAGGCTGTCGTTGCGTCCATGCTTGAAGCTGCACTTGCCGGTGATGTCAAGGCATTTGTCGCCATTCGCGATACCGTTGGCGAAAAGCCTGTCGAGAAAGTTGCGTCAGAAATTGAAGGCGGTTTGAGGCTCTATTGGGATCGGGCCGCCGCGGCTAAAAAAGAGGACACTGAGACGTGACTGAGACTGCTGTCAAAATTCCATATTGGCCGCGTTATCCTCAGGACGAAATCCATCGGAGGTTTGATGCTCATCGCTTCTGCGTTCTGGTTGCGCATCGCCGAATGGGGAAGACGGTTCTAGCGGTCAATCACTTAATTAAACGCGCCATTGTTGATGGCAAGGAGCGTGGTTTTTACGCATACATAGCACCGTTTCGTGTGCAGGCGAAGGCTATTGCGTGGTCCTACCTCAAGCATTACACGTCGCCGATACCGTACTGCAAGATCAACGAGGGCGAACTATCGATCATCCTGCCCAACAGAGCGACGATTCGCATCTTTGGCGCGGACAACCCCGATGCTCTGCGAGGGCTTTATTTTGATGGCGTAGTGATGGATGAAGTAGCGCAGATGAAGCCTGAAGTTTGGGGCGAGATCATCCGTCCGGCCTTAGCCGACCGCAAGGGGTGGGCAGTCTTCATTGGAACGCCGAAGGGCATCAATCTGTTCAGCCAGATGTATGACTTAGCGCTAGCACGAGAGGCTAAAGGCGAGAAAGAGTGGAAGGCTATGGTCTACGGTGTTGAACAAACGCGTGTTATTCCAGAGAAGGAGCTCGAAAGTCTGCGCAAGGAAATGTCTGAGAACGAGTACCGGCAGGAGTTCCTGTGCGACTTCAATGCTGCGTCAGATGACAATTTGATCAGCATTGACACGGTTCGAGCCGCCGCAGGCAGGCATTACGCTGAGCGTGATTACTCGTCTGCGCCTGTTGTGCTCGGTGTCGACGTCGCCCGCTTTGGTTCTGATTCCACCGTGATATTCCGACGGCAGGGGCTCGTGGCTTTCCCGCCGATCGTCATTCGTGGGCTTGACAACATGGAAGTCGCAGACCGTGTTGCTATTCAGATCGCCCAGCACAACCCGGCACAGGTTTTCATTGACGCAGGCGAAGGCACCGGCGTCATCGATCGTCTTCGGCAAATGCGTTTCAATGTTGCCGAGGTCTACTTTGGCGGTAAAGGGCCGCGTAAAGACATCTTCGAGAATCGCCGTATGGAAATGTGGTGGGAGATGAAGCAGTGGCTGGAGAAGGGCGGAGCAATTCCTCCAGACGAAATACTGCAGGCCGATCTGGCCGCACCTACATACGGTTTTACAACCCGCGGCACAAAGATCCTTGAACCCAAAGACAAGATCAAAGAACGCATTGGTCGTTCACCTGATATGGCTGACGCTCTGGCTTTGACGTTCGCGGCGCCAGTACCTCCACAAATGGATCCACGCCTTGCGAAGATGCTGAATAACCGCCGTCCTTATGATCCGGAACGAGCTTTCGACAATGAGTGGCGCAGCATGTAGCGCGTCCATAAAGCCTCATGTCGTGCCTCGACACTGCCGGCATGAGATACGAAACGATGTCATTGCTTCAAGCGAGGCAACTCTGCACGGATTTAATTCAGCACAACTTTGTGGAATCCGGACTGAAAGGATTCCCGCTGGCACTAAACGATGCCGTTTATGAGGCGCTTGATGCTGTTGGTCTGAGTTTTTCGCTTGTGGCCTTCGACGGAGAGCGGCCGGTGGGGCTCTGTTCAGTCTTTATCTCAGTGCATCCCCAGACAACGGGACTGTTTGCAACGAACGACACGATCTTTTGCATGCAGGCCTATCGGTCTCGAGGTGTCGGTGGTCGTTTGATCGTTCTTGCTGAGAGAGAGGCTAAGCAGCGTGGTTGCATTGCTTTTCAATGGCAAAGCGCCGTTGGTTCGTCGCTCGCAACGGTACTTGCCAAGCGGCACTCCGATTCGTATCCCGTCCCGCTCATCACTTTCATCAGGAGGCTCTAATGGGTAGCTCAGTTTGGGGCGCGATTACCGGCGGTTTGTTCGGTTTGTACGATTCGTATCAGGAAAAGCGCGCGAACGACCGTGCTGAAAATTTAGCCAAAGATCAGCTCGAGGCCGAAAAGAGGGCTCAGCAGAATGAAGATCAGGCGCGCAACAAGGCTAATCAGAAGCAGGCTGATCTTGCGGCGCTTCTTGAAGGTAATACAACTGGCGGCCTCGGCAACACTTCGCTTTCGGGGGCTCAAGGAGCTCCGGTTGATCCGAATCGGCTTGGCAAGGGCAACACGCTGTTGGGCTCCTAAATATGGCTCGCGTCGAACCGCGTAAAGTTTTCGAGCGCTTCAGTCAGCTCAAGGAAGAGAGGGCTACTTGGGAGCCGTTGTGGCGAGATATTCGTGATTTCATCTTGCCGCAGGCAGGTGTTTTTGAAGGGGAGAAGTCCTATGAAGGTTGGCGGCGTCATCGCAAGATCGTAGACCCAACGCCAATCCAGTACGCCGACATGCTTTCGTCCGGTCTCTATTCTGGCGTTTCTTCACCCGCAAGGCCTTGGTTGAAACTCACTACCAAAGATCCGAAGCTGGATGAAGAACCCGATGTTCGGCAATGGCTTGATGACGTGCAGAAGCAGATGCTTTTGTTATTTGCAAAGTCAGAGGTCTATTCCGCTCTGCATAAGTCCTACATTGAGCTGCCAGTGTTCGGCACTGCCTGCACGATTTGTCGACGGCATCCGACCGATACCATTGCGCTGCAGAACTTAACGATTGGGGAGTATTGGTTGGCCGATGATGCTTATGGGCGCATTGATACCATGTATCGGCGATTGAGCATGACGGCCAAACAGATCGTCGATCAGTGGGGCATTGATGCCGTAAGTATTAATGTGAGGTCGTTGTATCAAACCGATCCGTTCCATCGCGTGAATGTGATTCATGGGATTGAACCTCGTTTTGATCGCGATGAGCAGAGGCGAGACGGTCTCAACAAGCCGTGGCGTTCTGTCTACTTTGAAGAAGGTGCTGACAAGAAGGTTCTGTCTGAGGCGGGGTTTGACGAATTCCCCGCGCTTTGCCCGCGCTGGATGACATATGCCAATTCTGTTTATGGTCATGGTCCCGGTTCACTAGCACTGTCGTTCTCGAAGTCGTTGCAACGCCTCGGAACTCGAGAGGCAACACTCGTCGATAAGAGCACAAATCCGGCAATGGTCTATCCCATGACTTACACCGGTCAGCTTGATCAACTTCTTCAGCCCGGCGGTTTGATCCCCGTCGGTCCGAACGATGCGCAGTTGGTTCGCCCGGCTTGGGATCTGCGAGGTCTTTCTGTGGATTCTCTTGAGGCGCTTATTGCTCGTCGTCAGCAGCAGCTTCAGAGCATTTTTTATGTCAACATCTTCCAAATGATCGCTGCATCGGCCGGAGATCAGAGAACCGCGACTGAAGTTGCTGCACTGCAGCAGGAAAAGTCCATGATGCTTGGGCCCGTGCTCGAGCGCCTGCACTCCGAAATGCTTGATCCGTTGGTTGCTACGGCCTTCGGGTTCATGATCGAAGACGATTTGTTGCCGCCGCCGCCCGAAATGCTTCAAGGGCAGCAGCTCTCTGTCGAGTACATCTCCGTGCTTGCTGAGGCACAGCGTACTGCAGACGCTCAAGGCATCACTAAAACAATTCAAGAAATAGGTTTGATTGCTCAGATGAAACCGGATGTCTTGGACAAGCTCGATGCGGACATTGCTGTTGACAAAATCTCGTCAATGAACGGTGTTCCTCCATCCATGATCGTTGCAGGTAAGAACCTCGCACTCATTCGGCAGCAGAGAACACAGGTGCAACAACAAGCCGCAATGCAGCAGCAGGCCATGAATCAGGCAGATGTTCTTAAAAACCTGGGGCAAGCTGTCAATTCTGCCGGTTTGCAGCAAGCCGCTGTACAGGGGTTGTTGTGATGAGTGTCCATAAAGCCTCTACTCTCGAGGGCACCATGAATCCCGAACACGATGACGACTTCGATCCACTTGATCCTGAGATCGAAGAGGAGCGTGCAAAACGGCGCAAGGATGCCGAAAAGCAGCTTCTTCAGGATCTCAAGGTTGTGATGGGAACAAAGAGCGGACGCAGAGCCTTTTTCTGGATCTTCGAACTTTGTTCGATGTCGAAGAGCGTTACTTCGCTTCAGCCGTTGGCTATGGCGATTGCTTCTGGTCAGCGCGACATCGGTCTTGCTGTTCGGGCTCGAGTCGAAACCGCTTGTCCAGAGTTACTTGAATTAATGGAAAAGGAACATCGAAATGGATGAACCCACTGCAGCTCCAGCCGCATCGACATCGGAGGAAACGCCGACGGCGGCTGCTCCCGCAGACTCGGGCACACCCCATTCGCCGCCCGCGGGGACGGCTGAACTAGCTCCCGACACCGCCGCTGATTCAGATAGCGGTATGGGTATTCCAAATGGGGATGGTGCAGACGAGCACAAAGATGATGTTGGTGTTGATGTACTGGGTTCGCCGGAAGGCGGCTACAGCACTGAGAACCTCAATCTGCCGGAAGGTTTTAAGTTGGACGAGGGCGCGGCCCATGGACTGAGCGAAGTTTGCAAAGAGCTCAATCTTTCGCAAAAAACGTTTTCAACGATTGTGGAGCGCATGTCTCCGCTCCTTGAACAACGTCAGGCAGAACAACGCGACGCTCTCGGTGCTCAATTTCTCGCGGCAGCTAAAGCTGATCCTGACATCGGGCAGGGCAACTGGAAGCAGACGCTCGTTGATGCAAATCGCGCGTTCGGAATGCTCGATAAAGAGACTCAAAAGGTCTTTACGTTCCTTCATCTCAACAAACATCCGGGAGTGATTAGAGCCTTTCGCGACATCGGCCGAGCTCTCGGCAACGACGTCGTTGTGAAGGGGAAGTCATCGGCAGCACCGACCGATCCGGCTAGGGCGTTTTTTTACAACTCAAATATGAACTAAGGAGGCTACATGCCAGTTGCTCAGTATCCGACCCTCGTTGATCTGGCTTCCCGCCTTGATCAGGAAGGTCGCATTATTCCGATTGCGGAAGTGCTTTCTAAGCGCGA